TCAAGACGCTGGTGCTTGGTGGGCACTGACTTGTCGTGGCATTGGCGCCGCGTCTCTATAGTCGACTGCGGTGGGTGCCTGCGATAGCCGCGCAGTGTGCTCCAGCACCTGCAGCCGCAAGTCGATCGGGTTTGCCGGCGAGGGCTCCGCCATCAGGAAGCGGACGAAGCACTCGCCGCTCTCGACGACGGCCCGCATCACCAGCGCCTGCAAGCCGTAGAGGTCGAGCCGGCCGTCCGCGTCGCAGCCGCTGCCCAACGCTGCCACGCGCGGCTGTGTGCCGCGTCCGGCCAGCGCGTCGTGATACCGGGGCGCGACGGCATTGCCAGTCCACAGATCGACGATGCGGCTGGCATAGGGATCGTTGCGCACAGCATCGCGGGGGCGGCGCGCCACAGTCGCCGCGGCCATCCCGACCTCGGCGGTAGCGCTGCCGGCGGAGGGCGCCCAGGCGGAGGCACGGCTGTCCTGCGCCGCTGCGTAGCCGCGCAGCGCGTTCCACGTATCTCGCAGCCGGCCCATCACCTGCTTCCCCCGCGGGGGAAGCAGGCCAGCGTGACGGACGGGCGGCGGGCTGCCGTCATCTCTGCCCCGCGCAGCACCGCCAGTGCCCGGCCGAGCTCATCCAGGCTGCGGTATTCCACGGTGCGCCCGTCGAAGGTCACGCGCGTGGTGCCGCCGGTGTAGGCCGCCGCGAGTGCGGCCGCCCGGCTACCGGCCGGCTGCGCCAGCGCCCAGGCGAGGACGGTCGGATCCATGCTCGCCCTCCCTGTTAGCGCAGCCAGCCCGAGCGCGGCGCGAGCCAGCCGCGCGGGCGATGGGCGTCGGACGCGGCCGGCGACAGCGGCGCGACATTCCCGCCGGTGGGAAGCTCGGCCGCCGGCAGCGACAGCGCATCGGCCATGCGCGCCCAGCGACCTTCGCCCCAGCCATCCATCCCGAGGGCGGCTGCGGCGGCACGCGCATACACGCGGCAGTCCAGCGCCTCGTTCCTCTCGCGCGTCTTGACCCATTCGAGGCGGCGGAAGCCGTTGCGCCCCGCCCGAGCCACCAACTGTTCCGCGGTGAGTTGGCGGCAGAACTCTTCGCCGGCGGCGTGGAGCGGCAGGTGCACGTAGCCCGGCGGGAACGGATCGCCGCTCTCCTCCGTGGGCCGCTCCAGCTTCAGCCAGCCATAGGTCTCGCCCTTCAGGAAGGACGAGCCCACCGGCCAGACCTTCAGACCGCCCATCTTCCGCCCGTTCCGCCGAACCTCCGTCGCGGCCGGCTGGCCGATCGCAGCGCGCAGCCCGTCCTGGCCCTTCACGGCGATGGCGCGGCCGGCACCAGCCCGGCGCACGAACGAATACACCTCCGCTGTGGTCATGCCGTCGCCGCTGTCGATCGCCGCCATGGCCACCGGCAGCCGATGCCCGCTGGCGTGCCGCCAGGTCTCGCCCAGCAGCAGCCGCAACTCCTCCCACACCGCCGCCTCGAAGGGGTTCCCTGCGAGCACGCGGTGCTCGACCAGCCAGGACTGCCGGTCCTGGCCCCAGGCCCAGAGGCTCGCCTCGAGGCGATCCCGTTGCACGTCGACGCCGGCTGTCAGCAGCAACCCGCCCATCGGCACCGTGCCCGCAGGCCAGTGCTCGCGGCGGTCATAGAGTCGCTGCCAGTCGGGCGCCTCGCCCGCTTCCTGCCAGGTCTCGCCGAGGACGGTGTTCCGGAAGGTCTTGATCGCCCGGTCGTCGCCCTGCGCCGCGAGCCAGAGCCGTGCAATCTCGGACCAGGGCATCCAGCCCGGCGGCGAGTAGAGCGCCGAGATGTGGAAGCCGATCGCGTGCGGGTCCGTCGCCGTGGCCGTGGCCCGCCATTCGCCTCCGGCCAGCATCGCCGCCTTGTGCTGCTCGCCGATCGCCCCGTCGCAATCCTCGCAGAGATACCGCGCCGTCTCCGGCTCGCCCTCGTCCCAGAGCAGGCGCTCGAAACGGAGATGCTGGCGGTGGCCGCAATGCGGGCAGGGCACAAAGTAGCGCCGCTGGTCGGTGGCGAGATACTCGCGCTCGATCCGCGACAGGCCCGCGATCGTCGGCGTACTGACCAGCAGCATTTTCCGGCGCCAGCCGAAGGTCCGCGCGCGCGCCTCGGCCAGCGCGATCGGGTCACCCTCGCCCTCGACATCGCCGGGATAGGCGTCGATCTCGTCCAGGAACAGGAAGCGGGCCGACATCGAGCGCAGGCCGACGGCGCTGTTGGCGCCGGTCATCACCAGCTGCCCGCCAGGGAACTCCTTCGAGAGCTGCCGATTGCCCGAATCTCTGCTGCGCGCGGGCGCGACGCGCTCCCGGATCGCTGGTGTCTCCTCCACCAGCGGGTCGATGCGCTGGTCGGAGAAGCGCTTCGCCAGCTCCGTCGTCGGCTGCACCGCGAGCATCGGGCCGGGTGCATGATGTATTACGTAGCCGATCCAATTATTACCGCACTCCGTGCCGCCGACCTGCGCGCCCTTCATGAACACCACGCGCCGCGCGGCCTGCGCCGGCGACAGCGAATCCATGATCTCGCGCAAATACGGCGTGCGCACGGTGCGCCATGGGCCGGGCTCCGCCGAACCCCGACTGCCGAGCACGCGGTGCTTGTCCGCCCATTCCGAGACCAGCAGCGCCGGCTCGGGCGCCATGCCGTCGCGCCAGGCCTGCAGGATCTCGGCGTCGCCGTCGAAGCGGCCGAGCTCCTCCAAGAGATGCTCGCCCGCCATCAGCCGACGCTCACCCGGACATCGTGCCGGGCCGCAAGATGCTCGCGCAGGCGTGTGTCCATCATCGTCTGCAGCCGATGCGCATCGACGCCGAGCTCGGCCGCCATCTCGGCAGCCACGCGGGCCGGCCAGGCGAGGATGGCATCGCGCTCCTCCTTGGCGAGACGGTGCACCAGGAGCAGCGCGCGGGCCTTGTCGACCAGCTTGCCCTTGCGCTCGTCGAGCCGCAGTCGGCGCTCCTGCGCCTTCAGCACCTCGTTCGCCGTGCGCGCGTCGTGGAACGTGCTGCCGGCAGCGCGCGGCAGCGGATCGGGCGCAGACGCCGCGATCGGGGGCGAGACCGGCCGCGGTGGTGCCGGTGCGACGAAGGCAGCAGTCTTCCGCGTCGGATCGCTGCTCTCAGCCAGCCGCGCGCGGATCTTCTCCACGTCCCAAGCGCCATCGGCCTCGGGCGCGATGCGGCCGGCGCGCTGCGCCTTCTGCAGCGCCGTGTGGGAAACGCCGAGGCGGCGCGCCACCTCGCGCTGCGAGGCCACGCGGCCCGGCTGCGCGGCAGCGATCATGATCTGATCCAGCCCCCTCGAAGAACGCAATCCGGGCCGCGCTGTTGGCGCTTGGCTGGCGCGCGGCACAGCGCGAATGCTCCGTCACGCGATGCGCAGACGTAGCATCTGCCCCGACCGGCCCTGCCGGCGGGGCTCGGGGCGGTAGCACCCGGCTGTTCGGGTGCGGAACCGGAGACCTCGACGATGAAGCTCACCGACACCCAGGCCGCGATCCTCACCGCCGCCGCGCAGCACCCAGAGCACCTGGCCTACCCGCCCGAGCGCCTGCCCGCCGGAGCCCGCCAGAAGGTGGCGCAGGCGCTACTGAAGCAGGACCTGGTGATTGCGGTGCACCGCCCGGCCTACGACGCCATCGCAAAGTGGACGGTGGACGGCGAGGAGATGCTGCTGAAGATCACCGACGACGGGCTGCGCGCCATCGGCATCGACTCGAACGCAGGCGACGCGCCGGAGGAGGACGAGCAGAGCGAGGCGGCGATCCTGCGCCGCAACGCCGAGCGCCACGCCGCCGCGCAGGCGGCCGGGACGGACGCGGACACGGCGCCCACGAGCGGGGAGGACGCCCCGGAGACGGAAGCCGCCCAAGGCGCGCCCGCGGCGCCCGGTGCGGGCGACCGCGCCGAGGACCTCGCCTTGCTGGACGCCGCCCTCGCCACGCCCGCGCCGCGCACCAGTCTGCGCGCCGCCGCCGCCGCGGTGCTCGCTGCCTGGGACGACGAGGCCAACCGCGAAGCAGACATGATCACCGCCCTCGACGGCCCGATGCAGGCCCTCCGCGCCGCGCTCGCCGGCAAGCCGCCCCGCGCCACACGGGAGGCCGGCGCCAAGCGCAAGCCGCGCGAGGGGACGAAGCAGGAGGCGGTGCTCGCCCTGCTCCGCCGCGAGGAGGGCGCCACCATCGCGCAGATCTGCGAGGCGACGGGCTGGCAGCAGCACACGGTGCGCGGGTTCTTCGCCGGGCTGAAGAAGAAGGGCCACGCGGTCGAGGTGCTGGAGCGGGTGCGCCAGGTCGGCCCGAACAAGGAAGGCGCTCGGGGCTCCTACACGGTGTACCGCATCACCGGCTGAGTGGGGTGCGGCGCCCGGCGGCGCCGCGGCTACGATCTTGGCCGGCCGGGCAACGTTCAGGTCCCGGCCGGCGTTCCAGTTCGCCTTTGACAGGGAAGCCTCTCGATGCTGTCCAAGAATGCGATCGTTGCGCGCGTGGAGTGCGGCCGTTGAGTGCCATGCACTCCGTCCGGCTTGGCCGGGGAAGGCCCCTGCTGCTGATCCACGGCCTGGGCGGCTCATGGCGATCCTGGGGCCCGATCCTCCACGACCTTGCCCGCGAGCGAGAGGTCATCGCCGTCGATCTCCCCGGATTTGGCGAAAGCCCGCCTTTGCAGGGTGAGGTGTCCATCGACACGCTTGCCCGGGCGGTCACCGAGTTCCTCGCCGCCGAGGGCCTGACCGGGGTCAATGCCGTTGGCAGCTCGATGGGCGCGCGGCTCGTGCTGGAGCTCGCACGGCGCGGCGTGGTGGGGTCCACCGTTTCGCTCGACCCCGGCGGTTTTTGGCAGGGATGGGAGCGCCGGTTCTTCTACACCTCGATCGCGGTGTCGATCCGGCTGGTCCGGCTGCTGCAGCCGATCATGCCGGCCATCACCGGCAGCGCGATCGGCCGGACGCTGCTGTTCCCGCAATTCTCGCCGCGGCCATGGCGGCTTTCGCCGGTAGTGACACTCGAGGAGATGCGCAGCTACGCGGCCGCGCCCTCCTTCGACGAGTTGCTGCGCAGCCTCGCTTATGGACCAGCCCAGGAGGGCGCGGCACCGAGATCCCTTCCTGGCAGGTTGGTGATCGGCTGGGGCCGACAGGACCGTGTGTGCTTCCCGGTCCAGGCAGGCCGCGCCAAGGCACTTTTCCCGGATGCCCGGATTCACTGGTTTGAGGCTTGCGGGCACTTCCCGCACTGGGACAAGCCAGGCGAGACAACGGGACTAATCTTGGACAGCACCGGTTAGAAGGCGAGGCGTCAGACGACGGCCTGCGCTGCCCCCTGCATACCACGCGCTGCGGCGACGTCGTCGAACAGCCGGTCCTCGCCGGCCAGGACCGCGGCCCGCCCGGTGAAGGCCTGCCATCGCCGCACGGTGACATCGACGTAGCGCGCGTCGATGTCCATCGCGTAGCAGACGCGCCCCGTCGTCTCTGCCGCGATGATGGTGCTGCCGCTGCCGCAGAACGGCTCGTAGATCAAATCCCCCACCGCGCTGTTGTTCACCATCGGCCGCCGCATGCACTCCACCGGCTTTTGCGTGCCGTGGACGGTGGCGGCATCCTCGTCGCCCGCCGTGCTGATCGGCCAGAGCGTCGCCTGGTCCCGCGCGCCCTGCCAGTGGCCGGTCGCGCCCTTACGCACGGCGTAGAGGCAGGGCTCGTGCTGCCAGTGGTAGTCGCCCCGCCCGAGCACGAAGCGTGGCTTCGCCCAGATGATCTGGCTGCGCACCGCGAAGCCAGCCGCCTCCAAGCTCTCGATCACCGTGCGCGCGTGCACGCCGGCGTGCCAGACATACGCCACGTCGCCCGGGAACAGCGCCCAGGCGTCGCGCCAGTCGGCGCGGTCGTCATTCGCCACCTTCCCGGTCCGCATCGTGGCCGAGACGCCGGCCTCGTTCCGCCACTCGGGATCGTAGTTCACCCCATACGGAGGATCGCTGGTCATCAGGTGCGGCCGCGTGCCGTTCAGCAGCCGCGCGACGTCCGCCGCGCTGGTGGCGTCGCCGCACAGCAGCCGATGCGGGCCGAGCAGCCAGAGGTCGCCGGGCCGGGTGACGGGAGCCTCTGGTGGCTCGGGCGCCGGCGCGTCCGGATCCCCGGCGGGTGTGGCCGGGGCCTCTGGCACAGCCTCACCTAGGAGCCTGTCGAGCGTCGCGCCGTCGAAGCCGATCAGGCCGAGGTCGAACTCGTCCGTGCGCAGCGCGCGGAGCTCGGCGGCGAGCAGGCTCTCGTCCCAGGTGGAGTTGAGCGCCAGCTGGTTGTCGGCCAGCCGGAAGGCCCGCGCCTGCGCCTCCGTGAGATGCCCGAGCCGGATCGCCGGCACTTCCTCCAGCCCGAGCGCCTTCGCCGCCAGTACGCGACCGTGGCCGGCGATCAGCACGCCCGCGTCGTCCACCAGCACCGGGACGTTGAACCCGAACTCACCGATCGATGCCGCCAGCTGCGCCACCTGTTCGGTCGGATGCAGCCGGGCATTCGCGGCGTACGGCGCGAGCGATGCCACCGGCATCATCTCGACGCGGAGATCAGGCAGCATCGGCCAGCGCCTCCGCGCGCGCCGCGGCGACGGCGTCGTAATCGCGGCCGTCGTCGGCCAGCGTCACCGGCAGGTCGGGGTGCAGCATGCACCAGCGGGCGATCGCCAAGTCGACATACGCCGGCGCGAGCTCGATTGCGCGGACGCGCCGGCCCGTGCGCTGACCCGCCAGGATGGTGGTGCCGCTCCCCGCGAACGGCTCGAACACGACGTCACCCTCGTCCGTGTAGGCGCGCATCAGGAACTCCGGCAGCGCGACGGGGAACACCGCCGGGTGTTCGGTCTCGATGCCGCGGCCCTTGTGGCGCGTGATGCGCAGCACGCTGTCCGGGATCCGCATCTCCTGCACCGGCAGGCCGATGTGGGTGTAGGCCTTCACCTCGCCGTCGGCGGCGCGGAGCCCGCTGCCCTTGTTCGGCGTTCCGGCCCACTTGCACGGCACGATCTTGTTCGCCTGCCGCGCCTCTCGGTTGAAATGGAAGACGAGCTCGAAGGCGGGGGCCAGGCGGCCGTTCCAGTCGCCGGGCAGGCCGGGGCCCTGATCCCACGCATACAGCCCGAAGCGGCGCCAGCCCTGGCCGCGCATCCAGTCCAGCCAGCCCTGCCAATAGGGCTGCCACTCCCCCTCGCGATGGATCAGCCCGAGGTTCACCAGCACCTGGCCGTCGCGGCCGAGCGCCGCGTCGACATGCTGGAACACGCCCTGCATCAGCGCGTCCCAATCCGAGACGCCGCCCGTGGTGTAGTCGCGCTGGTTTCCGTAGGGCGGGCTGGTGAAGAGCAGCGCCGCGCGATCCGCAGCCATGACGCGCGCCACAGTGCTGCGGTTCGTGCTGTCGCCGCAGGCCAGCCGGTGCTCACCCAGCAGCCAGATGTCACCGACCCGCGCGACGGCCTGGCGCGGCGGCTCCGGTTCGGCATCCGCGGGATCCTCTGCCGGCTCCGCGCCCTCCACGTCCGGCTGGTTGCCAGGAGTCGGCTCGGCGCCGCTGGCAACTGCCGGCGTCGCCAGGTTGCCGGCCTCGGTTTCCAGGCCGGCCAGGAGGCGCTCGATCTCCGCGCCGTCGAAGCCGGTCAGCGCCAGGTCGACGCCGCCCATCTCCTGCAGCCTCGCGACCTCGGCCGCCAGCAGCGCCTCGTCCCAGCCGGCGTTCAACGCGATGCGGTTGTCCGCCAGTCGATACGCTGCCTTCTGCGCCTCGGTCAGGCCGGCGCGGACGATGGTCGGCACGGTCTCGAGGCCGAGGGATTTCGCGGCCAGCAGCCGGCCGTGGCCGGCGATGATCTCGCCGCACTCGTCCACCAGGACCGGCGCGACGAAGCCGAACTCGAGAATGCTGGCCGCGATCTGCGCCACCTGCTCGGCGGAGTGCGTGCGCGCGTTGCCGGCATAGGGCAGCAGCGCGGCGACCGCGCGCGCCTCGACGGCGCTCGCAGACCATGGGGCCTGGGGCATCTGCACCTGCGTGATCGTGGAATGGTGGCCGGCGCGGCTGGCAACTGCGCGACGCTGGCAACCTGGAAAACTGGCCTGGCGCTAGAAACCTTGCGCGCTTCCGCCCCCCGCATCAGCGGGGCCAGGAAGGACCCTGCGGCTCGCGAGCCACGCTCCGGATTGTCTGGCTCAGTGGCTCGTTCGCCACCGCCGCGTCGCATCGTCTCGACGTAGCGTGGTCATAGCCCCGCTGATTCGCGCGCCGCTACAGGGTGAATTGTAACAGCGCACCTGAAGCGGTGACGGCGCAGCTTTAGGCACCCGGTAATGGTGGCGGTCAGCTGGACGCCGAAACAGTCCGTCGCCCCCACCGCAGAAGCGTGAGCGTCAGGATGCCCGAGGCGAACAGGGAGAGGCTGAGGGGTTCAGGAATGGTCACTTCTGCAGAGATCACGGCCCCGCTGCCGACGACGTTGCGGCCGAAGCCGACGGTGTTGGGCTCGAACACGCCGGTGCGATTGACGTCAGCCAACATGTCGGAGAGCGTGGCGTAGGTGACGATCCCGGCCGAGATCGAGCTCTCGCCCTCGATGTTGAAGACGTTCCAGTAGGTGGTGCCATCCGAGCCGCTGCCGACGACGTTTCTTCCGAAGCCGGCGGTGTTGGGCTCGAACACGCCGGTGCGATTGGTGTCAGCCAACATGTCGGCGAGCGTGGCGTAGGTGACGATCCCGGCCGAGATCGAGCTCTCGCCCTCGATGTTGAAGACGTTCCAGTAGGTGGTGCCGTCCGACCCGCTGCCGACGACGTTTCGGCCGAAGCCGGCGGTGTTGGGCTCGAACACGCCGGTCCGATTGGTGTCGGCGAGCATGTCGGCGAGCGTGGCGTAGGTGACGATCCCGGCCGAGATCGAGTTCTCGCCCTCGATGTTGAAGACGTTCCAATAGGTGGTGCCGTCCGAGCCGCCGCCGACGACGTTTCGGCCGAAGCCGGCGGTGTTGGGCTCGAACACGCCGGTCCGATTGGTGTCGGCGAGCATGTCGGAGAAGGTGGCGTAGGTGACGATTCCGGCCGAGATCGAGTTCTCGCCCTCGATGTTGAAGACGTTCCAGTAGCCGGCCTCGGCGGAGTTTGCGCCTGAGATGGCGAGCGCCGCCGCCAGCAGAAGACCGCGCACCCAGCCGGCGCCATCTGCGAGGGTCCGCTTCCTCGGGTGGCCGTTCCGACCGCTCATGGATTCCTCCCGCGCTGCCAGTTTGTGCCGTAGCACCGACAATCAGCCCTCAGGCTGACAAACAATATTTGCGCATAGTCCCGCTTCCGAGCAAGTCGAATGCGTCAGCCAGAACGCCTGTCGGGGCGTCGAAAATCTTTACAGATGTCGCGGCCGCGCGGAAGGACAGCAATTGCGCTGAGGGCACGTTGCCTCGACATCGCGCTTTGCCACTTGATGTGAGCGCAGCGAGCGGAGCTCATGCTCATGGCTCGATTGGCTACTGTCCATTTCACGCCGCCCGCTGCTGCGGCGTGAGCCCGAAGTGCATCGCCAACGTGCCGAGTGCGCCGACCAGGATGCCCTGCGCCACCGGGCCATGCACAGGCCGGCCCGACCAGCCCTGGCGCTGAGACCATTCGCGCACCGAGAATTCAAGCCCGACGACGAACCACACGCAGGAGCCGGCCGGGCTGTCGTGGCCGCCGAGCGCGTCGATGGCGTTGGCGACGCGACGCCGCGCGTCAATCTGCCGGTTCGGCATGTCGTCGTTCGTCGCGCCCGCCAGTCGGATCAGCTGCGACGTGGCGATGCCGTCCAGCGCGGCGGAGCGGAACAGCGTGCGGAAGATGCTGCCGGCCTCGTGCATCTGCGGCGTGATGGTGTCGTTCGCCAGCATAGTGCCGAGCGTATCCACGGCGCGGCGGTGCTCGACGGGGCTGCCGGTCTCGGGATCCGCTCCGCGGACTGGCGCGGAGAAGTCGCCGTGCTGCAGCCGCCACTTCGAGGGCTTCGACAGATCCTCGCGCTCAACCTTGCGACGTGCCGTGTTCCGCTTACCGGCCATGGCCTGACCCTCCGTTGCGCCGACCCCAGCGGCGACTGGCCTCGTTGATGATCGCCTGGCGGAGCCAGGGATCGGTGATGTCCTCCACGGCCAGGGCAGCGACGCCGTGCCGATGCCAAGCGGCGGCGCGCATGGCGTTGAGCTCGTTGTCGTTCGAAGCCGTGCGCGTGCCGCGATCGAGGCAGGAGCGCGGCGGACGGGGAGCGCCGGGCAGGGTCATCGTGCAGCACTCCGCGACAGAGGCGTGTGGGCGTGCGTGTCGCCGTGGTTGTGGCCGAACGGGATCTCGTCGCCGCGCAACCAGTCGAACTCCGCGCCGCGCGGCGTCAGCCGCAGTGCTTCCACCGTCGCTCCAGGGAACTCCGCGCGAATGGCGTCCACCCAGTTTCGGCCTTCCCAGGCGCAGATGACGCGGCCGATCTCGTCCAGCGACCACACCTCGCGAGCGCGGCTGTCGCCCTCGTGCCGCGCGGCGCGCGCCAGGACGTGCTGCTCGGCGGGGCTCCGCACGATGGCGAGCACGGTGCCGTCCGGCATCCGCGTCTCCCACACCTCCGGCGCCGTCGGCGTGTGACCCGCCGCCGTGGCCGCCTGGTCCAGCGCGTCCCAGGCGCGGCGCATCGCCTCCGAGTGTGCCCGCACGGCATCTAGGTCTTGCGCGGCATAGGCGGCCTGCCACTTGCGCCACTGCCGGTCGAAGCGCTCGCGCAGCGCGTCGTCGACCAGCAGGCGCAGCCGGCCGACGCCCCATTTGCGCTCCAAGCTGTCGGTCAGCAGGTCGACGGACTGCACCAGGCCCTGGATGGCCATGGTGATGCCGGAGCGATCGGTTGTCGCCCAACTCATGCTTCTGCCTCCGTGGTGATCTGCGCCACTGCTGCGCCACTGGATGGCGGCCGATGCCTCGAAATCCGCCCTGGATCCTGCGCCGCTGCCCCACCGGTCCGGGCTGCGCCACTGCGCCACTGCCCCATGCCCCCTAGGGGGCATGAGGGCATGGGCCTTGCCAGTGGCGCAGAGGCGCAACCCTCCCCGGCAACCGGTCGCCGCACCGCTGCGCCAGTGATGTGCCAGTGGCGCAGGTCAGTGGCGCAAGCACTCGGAGCACCGCTCATGCCGATGCCCCAGCAGGCACCTTGACCCGGCGCTTTGGATCGCGGTGCTCCGCGCAGCGGCGCCGATCTACTCGAACTGGACCGGCGCGCCGCGGCGTCACCAAGTCGAATGGAGCTCCGCAATCCGCGCAGCCACCCATCCAGATCGAGAGTTCGACGTCGCGCCCGGTGCGCGTTATGTGCGGTCGGATCTCGACGCACTCGAAACGCTGGTGCTGCACGAAGGCTACGCTGCCGATATCGGGACGCCCGGGCAGGGTGATCAGCTTCCTCATTCGTCGTGGTCCTCCTTCGCATGGAGCCGCATGCCGGCGACGACCTGCGGGTCATGTTCGAGCCCCATGCGCGGCTTGCGCTGCTTGGGGCTCTGGTATTCGACGGTGCGGAGCGCCTTGCTCGCGAAGTAGCCGTCGAGAATCGCGCGCGCCTGTGCTTCGGTGCAGCCGACGCTCTTGGTGATGAGGCTACCTGCCCAGCGTTCGCTGTCCTGCTTACGTTTGGACCAGCGCTCCCCATCCTCGCGCGGCGTGCCGAGCTGCTCGATCAGATCGGCGGATGCGGCGAGGGTCAGCTCTTTGAACACCGAGGCGGGGCGCCAGCGCGCGATAGCCTGGACATGATCGCCGTTCGGCAGCGCGATGGAGCGCAGCTGCAGCCAGGTGGCGTCGAGCGGGCGCGGCGCGAGGTTGAGCTTCGCGTTATCGGCGCGGACGAAGAACCAACGCTCCTCCTCGTCGAGGCCGAAGCGCTCGGCTTCCTTCTCGTCCATGGACCGCAGCGCCACCGCCGCACGGGCCGCATCGACCAGCGCGGAGGCGCCGCGGAAGGCGTCGGCGTCGCCGGCGATGCCGCCCTTGCGGAAGTGGTGCACCAGCAGCACGGCGCAGCCGGCGGCGTCCGCGACGCGCGACCAGAGCGCGGCGGCGAAGTCGATCTGCTCGTTGCGGTTCTCCTCGAGGCGGTGCGATTTCACGAAGGGGTCGACCACCAGGAGCGTCACCTGCCGACGCCGCAGCTCCTTGATCAGCGCCTCGACGATGGGCGTGGCGACGACGGTGCCGTCCGGCAACCGCGCGGCGACAACGAGCGGCTGGTCGCGGCCGCTGTCGAGGAACAGCCGGCCAGCGAGGTCGGTCGCGGGAATGCGGTGGGCGATCAGCGCCGCCTGGACGCGGCGCAGCAGTTCGTCGCGCGGGTCCTCCAGGTTGTAGATCCAAGCGCGGCCCGGGCTGTGTACCGGCTCCTCGACCAGCGGCCGGCCGAGCGCGACGGAGAGCGCCACGGCGAGGGCGTAGGCGGTCTTTCCCGTGCCGCCCGGCGCGCCGAGGACGGAGACGAACCGCCGGATCAGGAAATGGCCGTAGACCCATTCGCGGGGGCGCAGTGCCGCCAGGTCGGCCGGGTCGAAGGGGGTCGCGACGAGGCTGGCCACGGGCGCGTTCTGGGCGCCGCTGGGCGGGGTGGGCGTTGCGTGCGGCACGTCCCCCTCCCACTCGGCCGAGGCGCCCTGTGCGCGCGTCGGCGCCGCGGCGGAGGGCATCAGGGCGGTGACCAGAGACGGCTTCACCCAGAGCGGATTGGCCTCGCGCGCAAGGCGATGCAGAGACGCGTAGCCGATGCGGTCGGGCGGGCTGCGGAACCAGTGCTGCCAGCGCTCCTGGCAGGCCGCGTCCTGGTGCTTGCCCGACTTTGCCGACCAGGCGGTCCAGGCGGCGAGGCCCGCGGCGCTGCCGGCCGAGGCGCGCCAGACCGCCATGCCGATGTTCGACCACTCGTCCCAGGGCAGGTCGGGGTTCGGGATCTGCGCCAGCGCCGAGGCGATGTCCTGCGGCGAGCCGGCAGGATCGGGGTTCGACCGTGGCGGCGCCGCGTCGGGCGTCGTGGCTGCGGTCGGCTGCGCCAGCAGCAGCAGATCGGCGGCGATGTCGCAGATCGGGCGCAGCGCGTCGGGTGCCTCGCGCAGCAGGCGGCCGGAGACGGTGACGTAGCGGGGGCAGCGGTGAAAGATCTCGACGCTGCCGCCCGCCGGCATGGCGATGCGGCGATGCACCGGGGCGCGGAGACTCTCGTTGGTGCCGATGATGCGCAGGCCACGGCCGGAGGGCGTGACCTCGGCGTAGCTGCCGGCCTCCTCGACGAGCCGCAGCGCCCAGTCGGAGAGCGCGCCGGTGACGGGATCGCGGCAGTTGTCCAGGTCGAGAAAGATGTGTGTCGGGTCGTCGCGCAGGACGTAGCCAGCGCCGTCGGCCTCCGCCGCGGCCACCGCGCCCATGGCGGCGCCGAACGTGTCCCAGGAGGCGGGGTCCTGCGTGGATGCGTGCCGCCAGGGATCGCCGGCGCGGAACAGTGGTTTGTCGGGCTTGCTGCCCGGAGTCGCCTCGGTCCAGCGCCAGATCACCCAATGCGGCAGCGCGGCGAGCGCGCGCAGCGCCTCCGGCAGCGGGCAGATCAGCCCGTCGCCGTCGCGCGGCGGCAGGCTCGCCGTGCCGTCCATCTCAGAACTCCGTGTCGTGGGTGGCGAGCGCGGGCGCCGGTGCCGCGGCGGGCGCCGGCGCAGGCGGAGCCACCGGCGCCGGCGGCGACACGTGACGCGGCGGCGCGGCGGGAGGCTGTGCGGGAGCGGACGCCGTCGCTGTGGCCGCGGTCGGCACTGCCCCGATCGGCAGATCCGCCGGCCGCGTCACCCACTTCTCGATCCGAAACACCGGGGCGTAGTTCGTGCTGCTGCCCTGCGGCGTCTTCGTCGTGACCGGCGTCGTGCCGACGAAGGACACCACCGGCACGAGCCCCTGGCCGCGCTCCGGCGCCGCCTCGAATTGGCTGTGCACGGCGTCCATCGCCGCGATCGCCACCTTGGCGGAGGAGGCGAACTCGCGCAGACCGCCGAGCAGCTTCGGCGCATAGACCCGGACCCGAAAGCCCTGCTTGTGATCCTTGCTCGGGACCGGCGGCAGCGGCGTTCCGAAGGGCACCATGCGCAGATCGGGCGTGCCGCCGGCATAGGACAGCCAGCCGACCTCGATCTGCGCCAGATCCATCAGGAACTGCGGCGGCGGGGTGGTGATGTCCACCATGGTGGTTTCCCACCGCCCGTCCGAGCCCTGCGCCCTATCGGCGCGGAATAGCCGCCCGGCGCGGGCGTCGTAGCGAATGTGCGGGATGAAGTCGGCACCGTTGGTGCTGGTGTTCAGGCCGAGGGCCATGCGCCTCTCCTCTGCGAATGGGGTGCGCGCCAGACGCGGCGGGCGCGCGGCGCCGTGTGCGTCAGGCGGTCAACAGCCAGACGAGCAGCAGCAGCGCCCACACGCCGGCCCAATGCAGGGTGGCGGCGAGCAGCTCGAGCGGGACGGCAGGCAGCCGCACGCGGCGGCGCATCGGGTCAGAAGCCATAGACGTCCCTCCCGAGCGCGCGCGCCTCCGGCGCCGACCACCAGAAGCTTTCGAAGTCGGGGCAGAGCAGGCCGACCAGCTCGTGCGGATCGCGCGACAGGTGGAGGAAGCGTTCGAGCCGCAGCGCGATGTGGCGCAGCGTCAGCAGCGGCGTGCGCGGATCCTCCAGCGCGTAGACCGCGACCTTCTTGGGCGTGGCGTAGCAGAAGCGCATCTGCCGGTTGCCGCCGGCGACATAGACTGCGCCCTGCCTGGCATGCGCAGGGGTGATGTCACCGGCGAGGCGGAGCTGCGTCTTGAGGTCGAGCACGATGCCATGCGCGTCCCAGACGAAGTCCTGGTATCCGATCAGCGGCACCGGAACGTCCGGCAGCGTGACCTCGACGCGGTGCTGGCGCTGGCCTTCCGGCGGCGGGGTCGGCGGGCCGTATTGGCGAAGCTCAGCGAGCGCCGTCTCGACCAGGCCTGGGACGGACTCGCGCTCCTTGGCGCGGTTGGGATCGGCGGAGAGCGCCGCGAGGCGGTCGAACTCGGCGAGCGCGGCGGCCTGGCAATCGGCAAGGTTCAGATCTGGATCGAACAGGCCGAGGCTGACACCGTGCTCGACGGCGATGCCGCGATATGCCGCGCAGCCCACCGGGGCGCGTCGGCGGAGCAGCTTCTCGATCACCCACAGCGCCGGCTCGGCGGCCCAGAGGTTCAGGCTGGTGGCGGAGAGGTGGTCGAGCCCGTGCAGCGTGAGGCCGTTCATGCCGCGCGCTCCGCAATGGCATCGACCGGCCGACCCGCCTCGGCCTCAGCGCGACGGCGCAGCCGCGCCGCGTCGGCGTCGGGCTCGGGCTGGACGCTGCCGGTGTCGTTGGCCGGCGGGGTGATGAGGCTGAGCAGCTCGAGCCAGACATGCAGCGGCAGGACGACGAAGGGCGCGGCGCGGTCCTGCCAGAGGAACAGCGCGTCATAGCCGGCGAGCCAGCTCGCCAGCATGCGAAAGCCGCTGCCATTGCCGCGCGCCTTGACCTCGGCGGTGTAGGGAGGCGCGCTGCGGCCACGGGCATAGATGTCGATGTCGCCGCCATTGCCCTGGTAGTGTGAGGCGCCGGAGAGTGGCACGCGCTCGGCGTGGATGCCGCACTTGGTGTGGATCTCGACCAGCGCGCGCTCGCGCCGCATGCCCTTGTCGCGCGAAGCCTTGCCCATCAGGCGGCCTCCGCCAGACGCAAGGACGGCGCGGCCAGCGCCCGAGCGCTGCGTGCGCTGAGCGGGCGCCGCCGCACCACCAGCAGGTAGGCGAAGCACGCGTCGCCGACGCGGCGCTGCAGCAGGTCCGCCCAGCCCGCCGCCGCCAGCCGCCAGGCCCGGGACGCCAGGGCGTTCAGCTCCTCGCGTCGCTCCGGCGTGAGCGTGGTGGCGAGCCGGTCGCGATCGCGCGCCAGCATGCCGATGTGGTAGACGATGGCCGTGCCAGGCAGGGCAGCGGCAAAGCGATCGTGGAGTTCGTTCTCGGTGCTCACGACGTCGGCGCGTGCGGCGAACGGCAGCACAGCGGTGGAAGCGGGGCGATCGGTGCGCATCGGCGCGGGATCCTTTCTGCTCATAGTCCGGCATCTCCTCTCTACGAATCGGGATGCGGTTTTCTCTCAGGGGGTCGCGGTGCTCGGGGCACGCGTCGCCGGCGTGCGCATCGGCCGCAGCCCGGCGGCGTGCAGCCAGCAGCGCAGCTCGGCCATCGCGCGGTAGAAGGCAGCGCAGGAGCCCCGCGACCGACGCTGCGCGTCGGCGATGTCCGTGGTGGTGCGGATGAGATCGAGCAGGTGGCCGGAGGGTGTGGGGATCTCATCGCCGACGCGCGCGAAGTCGAGCGCGATGTCCGGATCAACCTCGTCGCACTGCGTGGCGGAGGCGCCGGCCGGGAAGGCGTCGAGATCGAGGTCGAAGAAGACCGGGCGAGGACCACGGCGGTGCGCCCGCACGCGATCCGCGACAGCATGCTGCGCCAGGAGCGTCGCGAAGGCGTCCCAGCGCCCACGCTCTGGATCGAAGCGCGCGGCGCGCTCCAGCATGGTGAGCAGGATGTCCTGCCGAAGATCCTCTCGATCGGCGCGCGAGAGCCTCAGCCGGCGGCTGCCGCGGCGGGCGTAGCGATGGGCGATAGCGAGGCTGGCGGCGAGGCGGTCAGGATGCCAGGCGGTGGGCTGGTGAGGGTGTCGGGGGCCTTGCGTGGCCATGATGGTCTCCGGCGTCGGGCGGGTTCTGGTGACGCCGGGACGGGAGCACGGGCGGGCAGGTGCAGTTGAACAACAAAGGCAAGAATTCCTGCTCAGGAATTCGGCGGAATTGTTGATATCGCTGGAAGGCCGCCATTCCTGGGGCGCAGGGCGCGGACGTTGAAGCCGCGAGATTGGTTCGGAGATTTATTGACCGGATTGTTGTCCGCGCGCTGGACTCTGGGCCTATGAGGAACGTAAAGGGAACACACGCTCTTGCGCCGACGCATAACCTGGAGGTCCCGCCGATGTCCCTCGCCCTGTCCTATCCTCATGATCCCGCGACAGGCGCGCCGCGCCCCCTCGCCGCCGAAGCCCTCTGGGCCGTGGCGGCCTGCTTGCGCCAGGTGGTGGCGCGCGATGGCTCGCCATGGGCGCTGAGCACCCGCGCCCTCGTGGCGGCCGTCTCACAGCTGCAGGTGAACGGGCGGCAGATCGCGTCGGCCTGGGATTTCGGCCAGCGCGTTCACGACGCGTCGGGCAGGGAGGTGTTCGGCGTGTTCGAGACGGATCCCTCGACGCCGGGCCTCGCGCTGGTGTCGGTGAATGGTCAGCTGATCGGCGAGCGGCCCGATCTCGAGCTCAGCACGGTGGCGCACGAGGTCGGCCACATCGTGTTCGATGCGCCGCCCTCCGTCGCCGAGCCGACGCGCCGATATCGGTCCGTGACGGCCGGGCCGCACTGCCTTGACGGCGCTTCGGCTCGCACGGAGCGGCGCGCCAACGAGTTCATGGGCGCGCTGTTGGTGCCGCCGCAGCCGCTGCACCTGCGGCTGGTTGCAAGGGCGCGCAGCGAGAAGCTTCCGATGGTGCACGCGCCGCATCGGGGCCGGCCTGGCTGCCGCGTGCTCCCTCCCTCGACGCCGCCGGATGCGCTGGCCGGCCTCACTGCCGCGCTGGCCGGCGACTTCGGCGTCTCGGACCGGTTTATCGCAGTCCGGCTGCGGCGCTATCGCCTGATCGCGGGAGATGTGCCGTGAGCTTCGGGGCCATCATCCGGGAGCGGCGCATCGCCTTGGCCATCGGGCTGGTGGACATGTCCGAGCGCCTCGGCATCTCCGCGCCCTATCTCTCGCGCATCGAGCGCGGGCTGGAGAGCCCACCGCGGGACGAGCTGATCGAGCGTGCCGCGGCGATCCTCGGGCTGCAGATGGACGATCTGTTCGTGAAGGCGCGGCGCCTGCCACCGGACATGCGCGACGACATGGAGAAGGTGGTGCGTGCTTACCGGCGGCTGCGCGCAATCGGGGAAAGGTGACGCATGTCGCGCATGATCTCGCGGAAGCCCTACTACGCGCTGGCTGAGGTTTGCGAGCGCTGGTCGGTGAGCATGGCGGGCATCACGGCCTATGCGCTGGAAGGTGAGCTTGTCGTATCGATCGCGGTCGGCGGCTTACCCTTTGCGGTCAGCGACATCGAGCACGAGGAGGACGGTCGGCCGTTCCCCATTCCCTGCGGCAAGCGCTGGCATGTCGGCACCATCGATCTGCATCGGGTCGAGGCCTTTGCCGTGCTCGAAAACGGCGAGGCTGCGGTGTGTCGATTCCTGTCATCGAAGGGGGAGTTGCTGGAGCCGCTCAGCGACAAGGACGAGCGCGCGCACATCCTCGTCAGGCGAGACATCCTGGTGGTGCGTCACGCCGAACTCGAACGCTTCGAGGCGTCGCATGCGACAGCGCCGCCGCTGGATGCCTCGGTGCGCAGTCTGGCGGCGCCGGAACGACGCCGGGGCCGTGGCGCGCCGGTGAAGTATGATTGGGAGGGAGTGCTCTCCGAGGTGGTCGTCATCGTCAATGACGAAGGCGTGCCGGCGACGCAGGAAGAGATGATGGGCAAGATGCGGGACTGGTTCGCGAAGACCCAGGGGCCCGACAATGTCCCTTGCGACAGCTCAATCCGGACACGCGTTCGACGCTTCTGGGATCGGATCAAGCCGGACGTCGGCAGGCCGTCGGCGCTGCGAAGCATCCATGACGTGCTGAATGAGCGGCCGCCGCCCGAGAAGAAGCGCCGCGGCGGGACGTAGAGGGAAGGCAGGACAATGCGTGTTGGATCACGATGGCCCTGCCGATCAATCAGCAACTCCCGCCCCACCTCCGCGAGGTCTGCGATCTCCTCGCCCGCGGCCTGCTGCGGCTCCGCAGCCGCGCTACCGAGGAAGCCGCGCGCGACGCCGCGGACCGCGGAGAGCCGGTGCTACACTTCCCGGCCACCCAGCGCCTGCATGCGAACCGGACCAACCGGAGAGACGCATGACGAGGAAGACGAAGACCCAGGCCGCGCCCACGTTTACTGCGCCGGCAATTCCGCCCGCCGATGTGCTGGGCAGGCTCGCCGCCCTGAAGACCGCCGCCACGCCGGCGCTGAAGCAGCAGTGGCGGGAGTTCTTCGGCACCGAGCCACCGCCATACAACCGGCGTTTCCTGGAGAGCCGGCTTGGTTACCGCATCCAAGAGCTCGCCTATGGCGGCCTGAAGCCCGATACGCTGGCTCGCCTCGAGGCGCTGGGCGAGCAGCTTGACGGCGGGAAGGTTACCGTCCGCCGCATGCGCGGCGACGACAAGCCGATCGCCGGCACGCAGCTGATCCGCGAGTATCAGGGCGTAGAGCACGTCGTGACCGTGACGCGCGCCGGATACGAATACGCGGGCCAGCCCTACCAGTCGCTGTCGGCCATCGCGCGCGCCATCACCGGCACGCGCTGGAACGGGCGCGTATTCTTCGGGCTGCGCCCGAGCCGGAGTGCCGCATGAAGCGCGACGCGAAGCCGGTCGGCGCGATGCCGGCGACGGTGCGGAAGCTGCGCTGCGCGGTCTACACCAGGAAGTCGAGCGAGGAAGGGCTCGACATGGAGTTCAATTCCCTCGACGCGCAGCGTGAGGCCTGCGAGGCCTTCATCGCCAGCCAGCGCGCGGAGGGCTGGGTGCTGGTACCGGGCCGCTATGACGATGGCGGCGTGTCCGGCGGGACGCTCGAACGTCCGGCGCTGCGCCGCATGCTGGCCGATATCGAGCGCGGCCTGATCGACGTCATTGTCTGCTATAAAATCGACCGCCTCAGCCGGTCGCTGGTGGATTTCACGAAGCTGGTCGAGGTGTTCGACGCGAACGACGTGACGTTCGTGTCGGTGACTCAGAGCTTCAATACCACCACGAGCATGGGGCGGCTGACGCTGAACATCCTGCTCAGCTTCGCGCAGTTCGAGCGCGAGGTGATCGGCGAGCGCATCCGCGACAAGGTGGCGGCGTCCCGAAAGCGCGGCATGTGGATGGGCGGGTACGTGCCGCTCGGCTACGACGTGCGCCAGCGCAAGCTGGTGGTGAACGACGCTGAAGCCGCGCTGGTGCGGCGGATCTTCCAGGGCTTTGTCGAAACCGAGTCCTGCACGCGGCTGGTGCAGGTGCTGCGAGCCGAGGGCGCCACCACGAAGCGGGGCCGGCCGCTGACGAAGAGCGACGTCTACCGCATCCTCAGCAACCGGGTGTATCTCGGCGAGGCGGTGCACAAGGGCACAGCCTATCCGGGCGAGCACGATGCGATCGTCGCCCAGGCGCAGTGGGATGCGGTGCACGCCATCCTACAAGTCAGCCCGCGGGTGCGGGTCAACCGGACGCGGAACACCACCGCGCCGTTGCTGCGCGGCCTGATCTTCGACAGCGACAGCCGCGCCATGTCGCCGAGCCACAGCCGCGGCCGGGGCGGGCAGATCTATCGCTACTACGTCAGCCAGGCCGTGCTGAAGGGCGGCGCGACCGAGCGGCCGGCCATCGCGCGGCTGCCAGCCGGCGAGATCGAGGCGGCAGTGGTCGCGCAGGTCCGCGCGCTGCTGCGGCAGCCGGAAATGGTGGTCGGCACATGGCGGGCGGCGCGCACGACGGCGTCGGACGTGACGGAGCAGGAGGTCTTGCTGGCGCTGGAGCGGATCGAGCCGCTCTGGGATGAGCTCTTCCCAGCCGAGCGAGCGCGCATCGTGCGGCTGCTGGTAGACCGGGTCGACGTCCGGGCCGACGGAGCCGTGGTGCGCCTGCGACTGGACGGGCTCGGCAGCCTTGTGCGCGACCTGGCCGCCCAAGCGCCCGCGGCCGGGAGGGCTGCGGC